TAGTAACATACCAAATAATGCAAACCATGCCATTCTTCTTTGTGCATCTCTCATTGCATCCGCATCTTCAAGTTCTCTACGTTTAAACTCTAAATGCATTGCCATTTCTTCTTCGGTAATATGTCCATCACCGTCAAGATCTGCACCATTCATTAAACCACCACTATCTAACGTTAATGTAGGTTTCTTTTCGATGACAACGTCTTCTTGTTTTTCTTTGTCATCAGTTGTGATGATTGTCGTTTTTGCCATTAGTGTTTTCCTAAGTTTTGTTGTTTAATTTTATCATTCTCTTCCTTAATGTGGTTCTTCAATAACGATAAGTAGATTTCTCTTTCCCACGGTATCATATTATCTAATTCAGTCAAACTATACTTATGATGTTGCATTAAAGCAAAGTTTGTTCTAAATCTATTCTCTAGATCATCATGAGAAAGACTTATCCAAAAAAATCCTTCAAACCCTCCAAATGGGTGTGATTATCATGTCCACATTTATCACATTTAAATTCTAAATCAGTAGCAATTTTTGGTACTGCTTCAAAAAATTTATTTACGATATCGTATTGATCTTTCTTTAAGTTCTCTACGAAATCAACTAATTCTTGTACTGAATGATCTTCGGCCGGATAAACTGTATCCGCATCATAAATCGATTCAATTGATGCAGCCATTAAACTAATAAATGCATCTGCAACCGTCATATCATCAGGATCTCTTTCTTTTTCAAATCTTTGGATATCCATCATACGTGGAAATCTCATAATAACACCAATATCATTTGTTAATTGATATTTAAAACCTTTACTTTCATCAAACTCAGAAGGTTTAATATCATCAACATTAATTTTAACTGGTGTCCTTTCACCACATTCATCACATTTAATATTTAATTTAATATTTTCACCAATAGATCTTGCTCTTAATTGTAAAAACATATAATCTAAATCAAATGATGTTAATGTTTGAACATCCAATTTATCAAAAGTACAAGCAGTAATTAAATTTCTAACTGCTCTTTGTACATCCATTGCATTTCCAGTTTCCATTGCCATCAATAGAACTTTTTCTTCTTTAACCAAAAATGGTCTATATTCTATTTTCTGCTTAGAAGATGGAATTGTCAATTCATAAGTAGCTGTATTCAGCTGTGGTAATGCCATAATTTATTGCTCCATTAAAAAAATTTTTCAAGTAATCTTTGTCCAGCTCCGAGTAATGCTCCGCTTAAGTTATTTTCATCCCAATCATCATACGCAAATGTTACAGATAATCTACTTATTGTATTTTCATTTGCTGAACCGTAATCAACTGGGGCTATCGATACAGGAAATGCATTTCTTAACATACAAGTATATGATGGATTATTTTCTCCATTCAATGATTGTATCATAATATCAGTTGTTGCATTATCCTTATAATGTTGTGTTTTTCTTTGTGTATCAATTAATCCTTCTTGCCATTGATGCATAGCATTCTTAATGTACATATCACCAGTAATTAAAAAAGTCATAGTGATATCATCATTTAAATATCCTTGAGGCATCTTACGAACCTTCATATTTGTTTGATAATCTGCGGTTTGAATAGTTCTTCCTGGCAATTGTGTAATCTCACACATTAATCCAATATCTCTTGGATCATTAAATAATTGCATAGGGTTTCTATTACCGGAAATTAAATTACTTAAGATAGTTCCTGGATTAACTGAGATAAGTGGGAGGTTCATGAATACCGCAAATCTATTTGCTTTATCCATTCCGGTCCTACGACCCATCATTGACTTAAAACTATCTACACTTGAATCTAAACTAGCCATTAACTATTTCCTTACTATCTTTCCAAACTTTCTGTACAGTAGCACCTTTGAATTGTTGTACAGGTAAAAATAACGCTACTTCCCATTCAGTTGGATTTACTTTCATAATCCTAGAAGTTATTTGATTTGACAAATAATGTTTTAAGCAAGGTTTAAAATATCTCATTTTTCTTGCAGTCTTAATAAGTCTATATCTTGCTTTCATTCTAGTATTACTATCATAATTTCCATTTGTTGTTTTAATTAATTCATCGAAAAACTTAGCTCTTAAAATAAGTGGTAGATAATGTAAATTTAATCCATAAAAACCACCAGGAGCTCTATCAACTAAAATAATTAATGGAAACGCATCCCAATAAGGTAATGTATCTTTGTGCTTAGCATCATAAGTATACATGTACATCTCACCTAACATAGGACGTGATACTCTCGTTAATGCAGAATCTCTAATAATCTTTCCTCTGTTTAAACCACGCATATTCTTTAGATTGGTTCTAAACCATTTTAAAGATTCAGCAGTACGAGGTGCTACTCCACCTTTAAATGCTTGCGCTTGTAACTTGTCAAATAATGAATCTGCCATACTGTTATTTATACGTTATCCCTTAAGGATTTTAATTCCGAGTGATTTTAATGTGTCTTCATGCCACACTTGAAATTCCATATCTTTATGGCTTGCAAACTGTAATGCTGCCTCCCACTTAGATTGGTTTTTAATATATGTCATTACTTCATTTAAATAACGTTTTGTTTTTCTTTTTGGCTGTTTTGGAGGAGAGCATTGTTTCTTTGGTTTTATTTCAATAAGATATTTTTTACCATTCTTGGCTTTAAAATATACATCAACAAAATAACGATGTACACGATTATCTGTTTTACAACGATATGGAATTACAATTTCTTCTGAACTCCATTCTAAAATATCAGGATTATTATCTAACCAACGAAAAGTATTTCTCTCCCATAGAGATCTATAGACGATTTTCTTCCAATCGCCTTTATATTTTTTTATATTTTTTGGTTTAAATCGTCCCTTGTATGTCATATAAATAATAGCATATACATTTAAAGTTATTTATAGGAATAATTAATGGCTGCAACAGAATATAGATTTCCAGGAAATATGAATGAACATCAATTTTGGTGTTGTATTGAAATATTAGAAAGAAATAATAATGCTTCAACAGTGGATACTTTAAATAGTATTGGTGCAAAATCAGAAATAGGTTCAGAAAAATCTAAAAAACTTCTTGGCACTGTTGAAAAGAATTTAGCTGGTATTGTAGGAACATCTACAAATATAATTAAAGATTCAAAAAATCCATTAAGTATAATTTGGCTTTATCTGCCACAAAATATTGCTGTGAATGATGCTAATATGTATGAAAATATGGATTTATCAACAATGCTAAATGCTATTGTTTCTACTGCCGAAGCAAAGGGTGTTTCTGATTTATTTTCTAAAGACTTTTTAGATGGTATGGGAATATATGCTAAATCAGCATTTGCACAAAATGGTGGTCTTGGTGGTGGTCTTGCAGCTCAATCATTAATTGCATCAGGTGCTGTAGTTAATCCAAAAACACAAATGTTATATAAAGGTCCTACTTTAAGACAGTTTCAATTACAATTTAAATTAATGCCTTCAAATGCAAGTGAAGCAGCAACTATTAAAAATTTAATTACAGCTATTAGAGAAAATTCTTATCCTGAATTACAAGGTGCAGAAAAAAACTTTTTTATGTTTCCAAATATTTTTAGAGTTAAATTTTATTTTTATACTAATGGTAAAGCTACAGAAATTCCTATGATTAAGTTTAAGCCATGTTATTGCGAAAATGTTAATACAACTTATAATTCATCTCAAAATATTTTCTTTGATGATGGTAATCCCCATGAAATTGATTTATCAATCAGTTTAAAAGAAACAGAAGTTATTACAAGAGACGATGTTAAAGGAGGATATTAAATATGAAATACTTTAGATATTTTCCAAACTTAGAATACGATTTAGATGATAATGGTGATGTAAGACTTGCAAAAGATTTATTTCGTATTTCTAAATTAGTTACAAATAGTAAAGATAATATTTCTTTCTATAGAGAATATACTATTCAAGACGGGGAAAGACCTGATCATGTTTCAAATTCATTATATGGAACAGTAGATTATTATTGGACTCTTTTCTTAGTAAACGATCATATAAAAAATGTATATCACGATTGGCCAAAATCTAGACAAGCATTCGATGAATATTTAGAACACAAATATACAACTAAATATCTTGGTGTTAACACATACGACTTTTTTAATAAATTTCAAGTAGGTG